AATCTTAAACTTAAGATCTGCGTTTTGATCAGCTGTCCATGTAGAAGCGTTTTGAGACTTAAACATAACACCAGCATATGGCTGTTTATTGATCTTAACACCAGAAGTATCATCTTCTCCCATTACGGCATGCCATACTTTATACTTATTTGTATTAGCAAGAACAACAATACAGTATTCCACATTCTCTTGTAAGAATACCGGGGATTCAAATACAAATGATGTTGCTGTAGCACCTGTCGCAGATGTTAATACATCGGCAGCGTCTTTAACTACTTCACCAAAAGGAGCAATCCGAGGTGATGGGAAACCATTTGACATTTCACGAATCTGAACAGTGACAGGAATATTATCATCTTTTTCACCGAAGAAGATATCAGCTTGAGTAATATAAGCTCCGCCTACTTCGTCGATCAAGAATGATTGAGCTAGTGGATCCCACCAACCTTCTTGCGTACGTGTACGTGTATTTGTAATGATTCTATTACCAGTTACATTTGATTGTTCAACGCGTGGTATTCTAGTTGATAAGAATACTTCTTCAACATTATCGATTAAGCCTCTTGCAGTATATGTTGCTTGTGCTTCTGTTGTGTTATTATTTGCGTTAGTCGCAGAATCAGTAAGTCTAAATACTCGAGACCCAGTATTAAAGCGTCTAGCTGCATGGTTAGGAATAAAGAACGATCCTGTTACTTTACCGGTACCATCAGTGATTAGAGCTCCAGCAGTACCAGGATGCGATGTAATATTATTTAATCCAGTAACCACACTTGTATTATTATCTGACCAAAGCGTGTAAGCTTCTTCTTTAACAAAGTCAGCGACATTAACACCATCAAAGAAAGCATACACTTGAGTATTTGGTTTCATTCGAGTTGCGCTAAATGAAATTTGTCGAGACCGAATGAATGGAGCAATATCGATAGATACTACTCTATCACCCTGTGATTCAACTTGAGTTGACCATGCCAATGCTGTAGTTGTTCCTACACGTGTTTGATTTTCTGTTGTAGTAGAAGTAATTGTTCTAAATTGACGCAAACCACCGCCACCTCCGAGACTCTGTTCTCGTGTCTGTATCCAGTTTCCTGTTTGAGTCTGAGTTCCAGTCCATTGTGTTTGCCAGTTATTCCATACAGTACCAAATGAAGTTGTTTCATTAATTTGTTGGAGCATAGCTTCCGAAACACCGGCGTTATCAATTGTAACACTGGGGCGTCGGCGAGTATCTCTCCACTCATCAGATGATGGTGAAAGATCTACAGAACCCTGCCATGTAAATACATCATATGGGTTAACATTAATAAGAGACGAGGCCTGTGGCTGATTAACTAAATCGGCATTACTATATGGTAATGTAACTAAGTCTCCAGTTTTTTGTATGCCAGAAGAACTACTTGCATCATAACGTAAACGTGTTGCTTCTTGAACAAACTGCGGACGTAGAATGCCGTCATCAGGATCAATGGCTGCTCTATAATCAGGCGATTTTACATCGGCAACATTATAAGACTTAAATGAGTCTACAACAAATCCGTTCTTAAAGCGCTGCAATGCACCAGTTGAGTCAACAATTTGACGGCCTGATGCTTCTTTTTCAAGGAATGAAAGAGATGTATAATATTCTAGAGTATTAACTCGACGTTCAATCTTACCAATATCACGCATCGTATAGCGCTTATTATCAAGGATAGTAATTTCTACTTCATCAGGAGTAAGAGTATAAGCTGGTACTAATAGATGATAAAGAACCATTGCATCTTTCGGATCATCTGGCAATTCAGGATTTAGACCTGATACACCTTCGATAACTCCAAATTCACCGTTCTTATCTAAGAATACTTTATCCCTACGATTCAGATAATATTGTACATCTGTTGTAAATGTAGTTGCAGGCTCTGGCACAAGTTTAGTAACAGCTCCTGTACCACTAAAGTTATTACCAGCATCTGATACTCTTGGTCGGAAGTCAATAGCAGAACGAAGTTCTACAACTTCACCTGTTGATTTAACCGTATAAGATGGAATATCCTCATATGTTACTGTATTGCCATCATCATCTGTCAAACCAGAATATGAATCAACTGAGAAGAAGTCGCCCGTACCATCATGAGTAAAGAATTCATACTTAATAAGGAGACGTCCAGTAGGAACAAAGTTTGTTTCAGGTTTAATAGTAATCTTTGAGATACCGTAGAAGTTATCCTTTTGACCATTGTCAAAGTCATAATATTCTTTTACATCTGTATTTGTATCAGCAGCATCGGTACTAAAATCAGCTGACATATAAACAGCTAGTAGACGATATCCATCAGCCTTACCCAGTTGTAAATCACCTGCTTCAATTGTTGCTTGGTTAGTAAATGCTACCTGATGAATATTTTGAGAACCGTTACTTGTTAATGATTTAGAATCATGATCAAGGGTTTTCTTTACGCCAGCAATTAATTCTACTGACTCACCATTATATGATGTTAAACCTGAAATATCAACTGACTGGCTATTACCTGAGATAGAGATATCTCCTGAACCTAAGGTAACAATCGTACCATTAGATGATCCAGAAGTAACAGCAAGAATCCAGTTGTCTGTATCGAATGGTTCGAATAATTCAGTAGATCCTGACGTAGTAAATGTAGCTTCCCCAGCAGATACTGTATCTGCACCAAACTTTTTATTTGAAAAATACACATAGTTAAAATCACCAGTACCATCATCGCATGTTTTAACACGGTTGAACGGTAAGGTAAATACCATGGTATTTCTAGATGGCTCATTAAGAACTGCTTTAGAATTCACAAGAGTAACATTACCACTAAATCCAGAAGATTGAATAGATTTGACAGCAGTAAATGATTGTGAAGCATTCATCTCAATATCGAAAAGGTATACTTTAAAATCAGTTCCATCTTTTTCAATACTGCGTACGCGGGCAAAACCAATAGTAGACCCGCCGCCTGAAGCTGCAGACTTAAGATTAACTTGTCCGAATGTTGTAGTATCAGGAAGACCAGTTACTGTAGAAGCAGTTAGTCTTACAAAATTACCAATAACAGAAGATACAGAAGCACCTTCAAACAATGCCGCTTCACGAGATTTATTTACTGAAAGATTTGTGGTAGATAGCGTTTCAATTTCGTAACCACGAACATAAGCTTTTGATGGCTCAATGGCAGCAACTAATTTGGTTGCATCTCCTGGAGTATTTACATCAGTATCTTCTTTCATTGAAACTTTAAAAGGTCGTACTGTATAATCACCTGATTCATCAAATGTACGACGAGCTAGTGTATCCTCGATTACATTATAATCAGATTCACGTACTTGCTTTTGAATTTTACCGTTAACAACACGAAGTAGTAGTAAGAAGTTATCAATAGTAGAAGCAAAGTTAGCTTGAGTTTTTAATTCTGTTTTGATTGAATATCGATGTGCACCAGGAGCAGCATAGTTAGGTGTTCCTGTTGCATTATCGTTTAGTGTAGAATCTTCTGCTGAAGTTGTTACTGCTTCAGTAATTTCTAAACCTACATCAAATGATACGTTATTAGTATACTTAGAAAGGAGTAATGTTGAGCCTTTAACGACAACAAAGTGACCTCTGATAAAGTAAATACCTTCTTCAACTTGAACTAATGCGCCATAACCAGTAGGAGTAGTTGTTCCTACTGTTGCAGTTATTGTGCCATCATCATATGAAGATGTCGTATTATTCCATACTTGCTCTGTAAGAGAGTCTGAAGCAGAAAATGTTTTATCAGTATTAGTTGCCCCATTTGAATTTTGATAAACAACATAAAGCGTATCAGGATCTGATCCAGTTGCAGCGACTGCAGCAATAACTTTAGCACGTAATCCATCAGCATTTTTAAAATGCTTTCCGACTATACTATCAGTAACTGCAGTAGATACTGCAGATAGTTTAACATAGTCCGCATAGTTATTATATGCGTTACCACCTGGAATTACAAGTGAACCCTCTTTGAACATATGGTTACCAAACTGTGTAACCTGATTTTGCAGTATTGACTGGAGCTGTGTTAGCTCCCGGGCCTGTACAGCAATCCCTGGACGAAAGAGTACTTTATGATATTTTTCCTGAGGCGTAAGAGTATCAGCTCCTGCCTGTTGGAAATCATCGTAGTATGGATCTACGTTAAACTTAATTGCCATTATTATTTTTCCTTAGAATTCAAGTACTAGTTTTACTGTTTCGATTTGGTCATCAGCTCTATTAACCGCAGTACGATTTTCGAGGAAGACAACTTCTCCTGAATCGTGTTCTACACCGGGGTTACCTACAGCAGTTACATTTCGTGCAGTATTACTAGTACCATCGATTTTAACGTTATCGCTTGTAGTAAATGCAGTAAACCCTGAAGTTTCATCTTGATGATAATATAAAATGCCATTTGTTGCATCATAGTCATCAATGATACCTTTTGCTCCAGTAGAGCTACCAACAATTACTGAGTCATTTGTAAATTCACCAGCTGCAGGAGGACCTGATAGTGTCAAGCTATATGTTGCTCGCAATGAACCGGCAGATGCCACTGTAGTTGTTCCATAGTTAAATGGATTACGAACCAAACCTAACTGACGGAATTCATTTCCAGTAATAAATGTATCGTTCTCATCACCTGTTAATGATTGGTTAATAGTGATATAATGCGCACGAAGATCTTGGCGAGGATCATATCCAAATCCGTTTCTAGGACCTAAGATTGCTCGGGCTGTTGCACCAGAACCAGAACCGTCAGAAGCAATTGTTACCTTTGCTTTAGTATATCCAGAACCTGGATTACTTATAAGAACATTTGTAATAACTCCACCTGCTACAATAACATTTGCATCAGATACAGTTGCACCTGTACCGTCTCCATTAATAGTAACAGTAAAGTTATCAGAAGCAGCGTAGCCCGTACCGCCTGCAGTAATTTTAATATTATAAATTGCACCATCAATTGCAGCTTGTTTTACAGCCCATTGATCTTGAAGGGCCTGAGCTGAAGCAGCACCAGGATCAGAAGCAATATCCTCGGTAGGAATAAATGCTGATGTTAAGAATTTATTTGCAGCTGTTGTTGATAGTGTGTACAAGTATTTCCAAATATAACCATCAGATGCAGTATTATCAATAACTCCAGCAACAGTAACACCTGTATTATCTGGGTTAGTAGTTGATGCACCAGGACCAGCTTTAATGCAAAGCATGATATGATTGTTATCTGTAATTACATAGAATTTCTTAGATTCTAGTGTAGCATCACGGTCATCATATTCTGCATACGTCGTACCAGAAATCCACTGATAACGAGGAGCAGCAAACTGCAAATCGGTAGTAGCTAATTTCTTAAGCGATGTCATATTTTGCCATACATTAGTAGTATGAGAATATGTGTTGTCGAAAGGCGCATCGGGTGTACTGTCATCCGTCCACGCTGATGAACGGCCAACAAACAAATAATAATTGTTCGCTGCCGCTTCAATGTCAGCTACAAACTGCTTAGCAGCTCTTAGCCTAAAGTTTTGGGTTACAATGGCGGCCATTGATTTTGACTCCTATTAAATGTCTGATATAGTAATTTCCGCAGTCGCGTTTATATCTATTGTTTTATTTATAGCCTCAGAAATGGTGTAATTCGCAAAGTTCGAATTTGGATTAGGTAACAAGAACTTTAAATCTTCTAAGTATTGCTTCGGCCCTATTTTGTTTTGTTGTCGTGTATTATCATTTATAATTTGTTCAGTAAAGTATACTGTTGCTAAATCAGCAGTATAACCAAGATCTGAACTGACAACACCATGACCAGTACGAGTTGCAATTGCCTGAGCATTGATCTCTACTGGAGGTATAATAATTGGAACTGGAAGTCCAGCACCAAGTTGTAAGCCAGGCTGATCGAAAGGCATGGTAGTGCCCGCTTGACTTTTTTCAAGTATCTCAATGAAGAGAAGAATCTCACCAAAGAAAATAAATCCAGCTGGGTGTACCAACCGGTTAAATGCGTTTTTCCACTGGTCAATGTTTGCACCAGTTTTAAGAATATATGAGAACTTTTGATACTTAAACGAATCTTGAATTCTCTTATCATCAGATACAAATGACCTTGAAGTTGATCCTGAACCTGAACGGTATACTTTAACTACATCTCCGTCTGATAATGCAGGAGTAAATGTAAGTTTATACGCCAATGTTTGTGTGACACTATCCTCATCTTCTGGATCGTCACCACTGTATGTTCTAAAGTATGTACTAGACTTCCACGTATTATTAAGTACGCCATTTACAAACACAATAGGCGTGTTATATAATAGC